GGGGATTTGCGAGCTTGGGGAAGCTCTTTGCAGCGTTGCTAGTCATCGGTGTCGAGGTCTCCAAAAGTGTTTTCTTTTCGCAGCTCATCCACGAAATCGGTCAGTTCCTTGAGCACGCGATAGCGCGCCACGATTGAGGCGTAGGCAGCGTAGTCGGCGGCAGAGCCCGCCAGCATTATCCCGATAGCCTGGTCGAGTTTGGTGCGCAGTTCCTGTTCAAGACGGCTCATGGTTGGTTCCTTTTTCGGGTTTCATCGGATCGGATGCGCGTGATCAGCAGGTCAGCGACCTTGCCCATCATGCCCTGACCGAGGTCCGATGCAATTTCGGCGGTGCGCAGTTGCTCATTGCTGGCCTGCGCGCCCTTCTGGATTTCAGCCTGCAGCGTCGAGCGTTCGGTCTCGCTCATCTCCTTGAAGATGGTGGTCAGGATGCGCTCGATGCGATCCTTGTCCTTGGCTTCGAGTTCGCCGAGCACCTTGAGGTGCCGCGTCTCTTCGGCCATGCGCTTGTTTTCCTGGCTCATCCGTTCGTTCTGGATGACCGGGTCTTCGAGCTGTTCCTGGATCTTCTGCTGCTGCGCTTCGGCAGTGTTCTTGTCGAGCAGCTTGCCGGCGGCAGCGGCGGCCAGACGGCTGAGCTGGTACTCGACATCCTCGGGCAGCGGTTCGCCGGGCGGCGGCAACGGAACGCCGAGCTGCTGTTCGATCTCGTCGCGGTACTGGAACGCCATGTGCTCGAGGACATGGGCGTTGGCCGCTGCCATGATCGCCGGGGCGCTGGGGTTGTTGGTCAGCATCTGGGTGATCTTGGGGTCCTGGGCGGCGGCCATGTGCACCGTGATATGGGCAGCGTGATCCTGGGCCGGGCCCGCTTTGACCGGGCGGCCGTTCAGGATGTCCATGTTCTCGGTCACCGGGTCGCGGGGCAGGACGTCCTCCGGCGGCGGGATGTAGAAATCCGCCTTGTCACTGCCCAGCACCGTGATCATGTCGCGGTGGACATTGGGCAGGTTGTAGATTTGCGGCGCGGTCTGGGTGAGCTGGATGATGGACTGCATGACCATGATGCGCTGCGCCATGGTCGTGGCGTTGGGGTCGGCCACCGGGATGATGTCGACCTTGTCGTCGTAGTCCGTCATGCGGGACGCCGCTGCGTCGCGCTGGTCTACCTCGAAATCGTAGGGCAGTTCGGACATGAAGTCCTTGACGATCTCAGCGAAGACCTTGAACTCGTTCTTGAAGCTCTCGTAGAGCCGCTGCTGGACGGCGCTCATCACCTTCATCGAGCGCTCGATGATGGCGAGCGTCGTCCCGACCGGCATGTTCTGGCCGGTCATGTCGGTGATCTTCATGTCGGCGACGGAACCGATGCGGCGCCCTTCATCGACGATCTGCCCGAGCAACTGATGCAGGACCACGGATGGCTCGCCATAGGGCAGCGGGAAGAAGCTGTCGCGCAGCGTGCCGGCACCGATGTCAACGTCGCGCCATTCGCCGGGGCCGATCGGTGACGAGTCGTCCTTGACCCGGGCCTGCTTGGTCTTGTAGCCGGCGGGCAGGTTCTTGAGCGTCCCGGCGTCGACCAGCTGGCGCAGGATGGACGTGGCGCTCTCGGTCAGGCCGCCGAGGATATTGATGAGGCCAATACCGTAGGGGCCGAAGCCGGGCATGTACTTGTGCTGGACCAGGCTGACCTGGCGCTCGAAGGCAGTATCGCCTTCTTTCCAGTTGCGCCGGATCGACAGCACCTTGTTCGACGTCGAATCCACCGTGACGATGTAGGGGTGCGGCAGGGCGTCAGTGGTGGTGTTGTCTTCTGGCAGGTAGTAGTCGATGTGGCTTTCATAGAGCCGGAACAGGTTATCGTCGGCCGTGTTGGAATTGGACCGCCCGTCGATCTTGTCCTTGGCCTCGGTGATCTCGTCGTTCTTGAGCGTCGGCGTCCCGAGCTCGACCGTGCGGTAGAACCCGCTGGCCATCTGCGACTCGACCTTATTGCGGGTGGTCGGCAGGATGACAGCGAAGCGCGGCGAGCTCTCAAGGCTCGACGCGGTATAGGGCATGACGACGTGTTCGGGCAGCACATACTCGGCCCACGGCACCCGGCGCTGCTGGTCGAACCCCCACTTGCGGAACGTCGTCCCGGCCAGCGGCAGGTTGAACAGCATCATGTCCGTTTCGGACCGGTAGCCGGTGATCTTTTCGGTGGCGAGGTAGTTGAGGTCGGTGCGTACGCGCCCGGCCTGGCGTTCCTTTTCCGGGGTGATCTTGCCGACGATGTCCGTCTTGACCGGACCGGCGCCGGGAAAGATGTCCATCATCGCCTGGGCATTGAAGCGGATGACGCTCTCGAGCAGCATGGGGTGGAAGGCCCCACAGGCGTTCTGCCACGGCTCGGTGCGCTGCTCATATTGCAGGCCGAGCAGTTTAAGGCCGTTGGCGTAGGTCTTCTTCCATTCTGCGCGGCTGCGCTCATCCTGGTTGACGAGATCCACGATATCGTGGCCGATGGCCTGCAGGCGCTGGTCGGTGAACAGTGGCGTGATATTGTCGGCGAACCCGAGCGGGGCGGCCAGTTCTTCCTGCGGTCCGTCGAAATCAATGACGACCCCGCCATCGTCCTGTGGCAGCGCCACGGCGAGATTGATGTCGAGGTTTGCCGGGTCGGCGCGCTCGGCGCCCTGCCCTTTGGTTGCCGCGTCAGCCATCAGTAGTACCTCTTGCGGTGCCTGCGCACGGGCTCTTCCTCGGGTTCATCATTGGCGGTGCGGATGAAACCGCCCTGCCGGAATCTCAGCATAGCTTGAACTGTGCTATCGAGCAAATCGTCCTCGCTGCCCGCAGGAAACTCCGCGCACTGAGTGATCACGGTCTCGGCGAACGGGCGCTCCGGGGCCCAGACAAATCTGGACGCAAAGATATCGGACACGGAGTTGGCGCGCGCGATCTTGTCGTTGCCAAAACCTTGCCCCCCGCCTCGGTTAGAACCTGTGAAACTCTCCGCTGGCAACCCCATGGATTTGAACTCCTGCAGCAATTGCATACCGGCGGACTTGTTTTCGATGAGCAGCGTGTCAGGCATGTCTTCCTCGTAGAATTCTTTCGCCCGTTTCTTGAGCTCCGGAAATTCCATGCGGGCCTTGTAAGCGCTCAGCAATATGAGGTTGTCTATGACCAGCCCGCTATGCGGGTCTTCTACTTCAAACACCCCCCATAGCGTGTAAGCGCTCGGATGGCTCCGGTCGTTTTTGGTCGACGCGCAATCCCAGCTCCCCATCGTGTACTTACAGGCGGGCGGGCTACCATCCTGCCACGCGGCAGCATGTCTGGGGTCGGGGCATTGTTCCGTTGACGCCCCCCAACGCCGCCAATACTCGCGCTTGATAATGGCGCTCTTCTCGCTGGTCGGCTGCTGCATATATTGCGCGCGGAACAAGATCGGCCCGATTTCTTCGCGGGTGTTCTGCAGCTCTTCCAGCGGCCAGAAGCCCGGCCACATTGACCTCTCGGTCGGCGTTCCCTCGTCCAGGATGGCCGGTAATTCAAGAACATCCCATTTGTCGCCGCGCTCACCTTCGGCTCGGTTTTTCTGTTTCTCAAGTAAACGGCCAGTTAAATCGCGCATCGACCAGCGTGTCATAACTATTATTATGGCGCCACCAGGTTGAAGTCGCTGTCTGGGGCCCGCCCGGTACCAATCGTAAGCAGCATCGTAAATAGATGGGTTAAACTCTGCTTGTTTTGCTTCCTGTTCGGTGTGTACGTCGTCCAGTATTACAATATTTCCTCCTTTGCCTGTGACGCGACCATTGACCCCGATAGCAAAATATTCGCCTTGTTTGTTTGTATGCCAACCGGATGCGGCCTTGCTGTCCTTGGATAGCGAGACGCCGGGGAATATTTCAGAGAAAGGAATGCCGCCCGGGTTCTGGTCGTCTTCCTCGTACTCGCCGCCGACGAGGTTTCGCACTTTACGTCCGAAACCGGAGGCAAGATCCTCGGTTGCCGACGCCTGGATAATCTTCTTGTCAGGGAACCGCCCGAGGAACCATGCCGGTAGTAACCAGCTGGCTAATTCGCTTTTAGAAAAACGCGGCGCCATGTTTATAATGAGCCGCTTGCAGGTTCCGTCGGCTACCTTCTCGAACTTTTCCGCCATCAATTGGTGGTGCGCGCCGGCGATAAACGAAGGCCACACCGCTTTCACAAACGGCAGGAACTTCGTGCGCGCCTCATTCAACCGATGGAGCTTATCGCGTTCCTCAAGGAGCTCGAGAACACGGACCTTTTGCGCGGGGGCGAGATACGGCAGTTCGCGTTTAAGCTGGTCTAAATCCAGGTCTGAAATCAAGCTCTCACCCATGCAAGGCCACGTTGGATACGCGCCACGGTATTTCGCGCGATACCGTGCTCTCGCGCGATGATAATTCTCGGCCGCTGATCTGCGCGTATGGAGCGGGCATGTTCTTCAGTTAGCTTGTGCAGTTTGTACCGGCTGCCGTGCAAGCTTCTGTCCTTGGCCGCCATGTCCAGCATGTTATCGTGGGCGGTGCCTAAAAACAAATGGTTGGGGTTTACGCACCCTGGGTTGTCGCAGCGATGCAGAACGCAAGTGCCGTGGTAACCTTCACCCTGCGGGATAGGCCCGACATACAGCACCCATGCTAATCTATGCGCTGGCAACTCACGGTTGCCGCCGGTCGCCCGACCGTAACCTTTGGGTGTTTTACCGGCGGTCCATTCCCAACATTGGTCAGGCGCCGCGGGGACAAACCGTTTTTCGAAACGGTCTTTAATACGTTGCAGGTCAGAACGTGACAGAATATCGTTGATGCTGCGCACTTAGAGCTCCTTAACAGCTTGGTGCAAAGACTGAGGCCCGGCATCGTTTCCGCGACGCCGGGCCTCTCATTTCTATCGGTAAGTTCAACGGGGCGAAAGCCTTATTTGTCGGTCGGCTTGCGCTTGCGGTTTCCGCCGCGCGGTGCACCGCCGGGCCGCCCATCACCATCATGATCGAAGGTGCCGGTTTCCGGCCGTTCGGCCGGCGCCGGGAACTGCGCGGCCGGTGCCGTTTCCGTCGGTGCGGGCGCATCGGGGAGCGGGGTCGGCGTAATCGCGGGCGGCACGATGGGTTCTACCCTTACGGTCTCAGGCACCTCGTAGTCCTCGAGCACAGCCGGGTCGACCTGCTTGACGACCTTGGCCAGGGCGTCATCGCGGGTTGCCTGTTCAGGGCGCGCCTTGTGGCCGTGGGTCAGGTCCTTGCCGGTGAAGATCGCGTCGGCGTCGGGGGCGGCGTGCCGTGCAGCCGCCTCGGTCGAGGCCCGGGCCAGGATATTGCCGCCGGCGTCGACAGCAATGAAGTCCGTCTTCAGGTTCTCGCTGAAGGCGTTATGGCGGATCTTGTCAGGTGTAATGGGCATAGGGCGTCCTTTCGGGATCAGTAGCGTTGCGGGGCGTCGTCGAGCTCGGCCCACGGGTCGAGCGGCTTGGTCGAGACGGTGCGCTCCATGTCGGTCGGCTTGATGCCGCGAACAGAAAATTTCGGCGCCAGCACGAAGCCGCGCCGACGCAACTCATTGGTCGCCTGGATCACCGTGGTCATGCTAACGCCACAGGCGCGCATCAGTTCCAGCTTGCTCGGACCCTGGCCGTTGGTCAGCCAGTGCTCGCGAATGGCCTCGTATATCTTGGCGTGGAGCGGGCGGAGCGTAGGGTCGATGACGTGCGGCATGGTGTCCTTGCGACGGCGGTAGCAACCAGAATTATGGCTTTAACACCTAGCACGCGGTCACTGGTACGGCAAGACACCTTCATCCGGACCAGAGCCGCGGTGCACGCCGGGGTTGAGCGGAGGCGGGATAAACCGCTCGGCGATGGGCCCGGCGATACCGAGCAGGATGACAACGATGACAAACAGGGATTGCCAATTCATGAATGCGCCACGGTCCGTTTAAGATCGGTTGGGACCATGGTGTACTCCTTGCCTTCGTCTGTTTCCACGTACCCATTGGACTCCAGCAGCCGCGCGGCTTTGCGGACCGACCCATTTGAGCACCGGCTTAGCGCACCCAGCTTACGCACTGACGGGCTCCGTCCATTCGCCAAGAAATAGGCACGTAGCTCCCGGTACACCACGCTGAACATCGGGGCTATACTCGGATCTACCACGTGGGTAGTGCCGTCCGGCTGCGCCGTCTCTTGTTTAATGGCGAACCGAACGCTGCTATGTATGGTCGCGTACGCCCGGCCTTTTGTGATATCCGTTATTCTGCGCGGGTCGCAGCCGTAAATCGCGGCTATGTCTTTCACTTTCATGCCTTTTTCGTACCGGCGCGCTATTAGTTCTCGAATTTCCATGATTTGCGTGTCAGTGAACCGGGCGTTAATTTTATCGCCGCCGCGCCGCAGCGTGCCGTGGCGCAAGGAATCCGCCGAGTTTTCCTTCATCGTGCCCCAAACCAGATGTTTCGGATTTACGCAACCGCCGCGGCCGTTGCCGCATAGATGCCGCGCAACCATTGAAGGTTTCGGTTTTGGTCCGCGCGCTCGTGCGCAGACAAGAGGGTGCACGTCCCGCTTGCCGCCCCCAGGCACGCCCATCTCCCCGTACCCGCAATTGTCGCGGGAAAACGGCCAGATGATGCACTCTTCGGTGTCAATGTCGGATAGAGCCTCATAAAACCGCTGCGCCGCTCCTGGCTCGGTGCCGGTTACTTTTAGCGGGTCACCGTGCGTTCGCCAGCGGCGGTAATGTTTTGAACAGTACCCTCGGGCCAAGTACGGTTTGCCGCAGCTCGGTACCCCGCATACATGTGTAGTAGCCATAGCGACCTCCGGCAAGGTTCATGGTTAGGCCGGTCGAGCGTTGCAACGCTCCCGGCCTACACAGCTCTACCACACTACATACGTTCACGAAAGCCTGTACTCTCGGCCAAGGTAGCAAGTACAGTTTCAGCCGCACGGCTCGGGTGCACGTCATTGCGCTCGCACCAGTGCACAAGCGACCGGCGGCCGCCGGCCCAGTTGGCAATCATGTCCCAATCGCCGTTCGGTTTCAGCCGTTGAACGGCCCAGCGGTCACCGGAGCGGATGGCGCGGGTCTTGATGTCGAGCTGGATGGTGGTTTCGGTCAATCGGTTACCGTGCGGTCGTGTTGTTGATGAACCAGGTCTTGGCCAGTTCCATTATGGCGACATTACTGAGATCGCCCAAATGCTGGCCGAGGCCGATGATCTTTGGCCAATCACCGTCCCGCGGGATGACCATCAACACCGTGTCAGCCGGTTCGTCGCCGTTCTCGATCCGGTCGGCCCACAACCGGAGCATGCCGGGAATGTCGCTGAGTAACGGGCCGGGGCGGAGGGGCGTGACGTTATCGCTCATGGCCGCGGCACCAGGCGCAGGATCTTGGCCGAGCCATTTATGGCGGCGGGGTCTTCGTCGTACTCGACCGGACCAAAGTCGGTGAGCGTGCCTTCGGCGCCGGTCTCGATGAACCGCTCGAAGAACACGGCGAGTGACCACAGTTCGGCCTGCGTCTCATAAAGACCGCTGGCAAAGGCCGTGGCCGCGGCGTGCACCGCCTCAACGCGGCGGAGTTCGGCACGGGTCAGGCGGGGAATGTTCATCGGGGGTGGGTTCCTTTTGGTCTGGTGGTTGGATGTTTCAGTTTTCAGGCTTTCAGCTTACCGCCGGAGCGGTGTCAGCGTCCAGCCGGTTTGGCGTTTAGATTTTTGCTGGAAATTTTTTGGGGCTCGTTGCGGTTAGGTGTTTGATTTTTCTATATTTTCTGGCATCGAGCGAGCTGCAAGACATGTAAGTCCAGCAGGCAGGAGGTAACCACCCTATAGGTCCCT